GGATGCTCGGCTAATGTAGCAATTACTGCCCAATCAGATGTGCTTGATGTTACAGTTTGTGCGGAGAAACTTGCGGTTACTGTACTGTATTTAGATACGACCGGAGCTAATCCATTACCAGAAGTTCCAACTTTTACCCAAACAGAGCCTGATGGGCGAGGATAAGTTTGACTTGCTTGCCATAATGGCATCTGAGATGCTGTACCAAATAGTAACGCTGGTTGATAGAAGGTACCACCTGTTGTAAGTCCACCGTCATCAGAGATACCCAAATCATCAAGCACTGATCCGACTGTTTGAGTTAATACCACTGACACCAATTCTGAATTCATTGGCTGTGATGAATAAATTTCTAGTTTGTTTGAACTATTTGCTACTGCACTTATATATGTCCAACCTAAATCATTGATTAAAGTTGCGATACCTGCGGCTGAATTATTAGGACTTGCAGGAACTGTAATAGTAGCAGTCAAGAAACCAGTACCAGCTAAACTAAGAGTAAATGCATCACCTGGAGTTAATGGATTAGAAGTTGAAGTACTTGAGTCTGCTCCTTGAACTGTAGGTACATCATTAGCCCATGCCGCAGAACCTAATGTCACCCATTCATTATCTGTGGTTTTATAGAAATATGTACTGCCATCATTTGGGTTAGTTGTCGTTGGGGCAATAGCATTGATAGCGTATTGTCCAATATTACCAATACTGTTTAACGGAACACCACTGCTTAAGCTAGTAGTCTCACTAATAACAATAGGTACTTGTAATTCAAATTGACCAGTGGATGCATTGAATTCATAAATGCCCCAAGTACTTGTTGTAGTGTCTAACCAATATGTACCATTAGCTGGAGCACCTGTTGGGCGGCTTGTTTGCCCAACTAAACTAGCTAAATCAATGTCAGCACGTAGAACATAACAACGATTTGTAGCACCTAATAGACTGTAAGCAGCCAATAGACCATATTCGTTTAGTTCGTAACCTTGAATTGGTGTACCATTCGTAGTTGTATAGAAGAAAGGAGTACCATACAAGCTGACCAAATCTCGCTGACTTGTTACTTGATATAGTTTACCTGCATTTGCGGCTGTTGTAGCCGGAGCTACAGCAGTACCTGAACCGTCTGCTTTATTTTGTGCTGTTGCTAAAACAACTAGAGGAACTGAGTTTGTTGGGGCTGGAAGATATTGACTTTGGTCAATAATCGTTACTTCTACGCCTGGAGATGTTAATGCCATTTTATTTTTCCTTTATGTAAAATTATGAGGTTTACTACCTAAATTGCATACTATTATTTATCGAAGGATCACAAAAAAGCCGATTTAGTGTGCCTTCGAAGGTTTTACTAAATACATTATGCCACTTCTCAGACCCATCTGTCCTAAATGTAATAAAAATTATAAAGCTATTAATTATGCCCGTGAAGGTGTAACCCATTATCGTAGTACTTGTGATGAATGTGGTCGTAAGAAAAATAAAGAGAAGCCTAGAAAAGCTAACTGGACAACAGGAAATTATAAGAAAAAAGCCACATGTGATTTATGTGGCTTTAAAAGTCTGTTCCCCTCACAAATTACAGTCTTCCATATTGACGGCAATTTAGAGAATATTGCTCAATCTAATTTGCGTAGTATTTGTTTAAACTGCGTTGAGGTTGTTAAAAAGAAAGAAGTTAACTGGAAACGTGGTGATTTACAAGTTGACTACTGAGTTGACCTGTTTATGTAACTCATCAATTGACCCGTTGTTATCAATATAGTGGTCATATAATAATCCAATGCTACTATATTCACTAGCATGGACACTATAGTTTGCTAATTCAATCATAGCTTTTTGATGTTGTTCACTGTGTTCAGGTTCATTGTTATAGTCAACGGCGGCACTATACCAGATAGGTCTCTCACCTCGACTAACACGCAGTGTGATTCCACCTACAGTTTTAATAGAATTGACTTCATTGGCAAAACGACAGTCAGTAATGACAATGTTATCACTAGTCTGTCGTAGTTTATTCTCTACGCTAGCAACCCAAATGTCTTTATGAAACCCATTGCGACATACTTCCGTGCCCCAATATTGCAATACCCATCTAGGAGTAATATCTAGTCCTAGTCTTGTACTCCACCATTCATCACGTTTTTCGCGCCACTCTCGGCTAGACTTAGTTGAACCTTCTAAGTATTCTCGGTTCCAACCAAATACACTGGCTACTGCATCTTTAAGACTAGCCGCAAAACTGACACGTTTAAATCCATGAAATGTACAAAGATAGTCAGCAATTGTATCTTTGCCACTACCAATTAATCCTGTTACTCCAATAATCATAAAAAACTCCCGTAGTATATATTATACTACAGGAGTCAGATAAAGTAAAGAGATTATTTTACCCTTGTACCCAAGTTAGTGGTTGACTGTAATCCACATAACGTTTTAACTCATCAATAAGTTGTTCCATTGCCGCTTTGCCCTCAGCCTTCATAGCTGTTCCATTTAATGTGCTACCACCACCTGGACCGGCAATGGTTCCAAACTTCTCACGTGCTTCACCGATAATCAATTTAAGATTAGCTAAAATAAAGTCACCAATCCAAACACCAGAACCCGGATCTTGTAGTAATACTTCTTCTGTACGTTGTACGTCAGCCCAAATTAATATGCGTTCTCCTGTACCCTTTGGATCACGTACAATACGTAATGCCTTTGTAACTGGATCGAACGTATAGGTAACGTAACCGCCAAACATACGTGCGGCTAATTCAACATAACCTGCATAGAAATCATATGTTGCTAAACCACCGGCAACGTTGTAGTTTAATAGATATGTATTTAGAATAGCACTACTGAATGGGTCGAATGAACTAGACCCTGGGCCTGTTTCTAACCCAACTGTTCTGCGATATAAACATCTTACATTAATAAACTCTTGTGGCAATGTATATGTGTCGATGTTCTTTTCAATTGTCATCAAAGTATATGACTCGTCAGTAGCATTTTGTGCTCTTTGACGATATACTTTAATAGCATAGTTATATGCCGCTTCATAATGTTGAGGGTCTAACTCAATATCAATAATGCCGCTACCTAAACGAAATGCTAGATTATTGAAAAGGCCCTCTTTTAATTGGTCTAGCGTTAAACCAGAAGGAGTAGAGAGCGGATTAGCTGTTGGGTATGTGGCCATAAGTGTTACCTAATAATAGTATTTATCAAGTAATCATCTCAATCTTCATAAGACCATTTCCAAGTGTATCCATCTTCAAGACCTAATTTTTCACACATTTCATCTGTAAATGTTCCGTCGATTCGTAATGTATATTTAAAAATTGGCTCTGGATCTACACCATGATAATCTCTATTGTTGAAAAAATGACTACGAGCGCCTGACGGCAGATGATGTTTTTCTTTAGTTTTTTCATCCCACACAAAACTTGGGCGCCATCCACCATCAAAAAACAAATTAATATTGTGGTCCTTATGTTCTGCTACTTCGCTGTCTCTATGTATTGCTACACCTGCTTTAGGGTAAGTAGTAAAGAACATAATTCTTCATATTTCCTTAAAGGGTCATGTTTCAATATATTTTAGTAATTTAGGAAAATATACTGCTGATGATGTCCACTTATCGTTATCTTTTGCTTTGTTTTTAAATTCACCATGCTTTAAATAGCAAGCAAAAAACCAAGGAATTACTGACCCCAAAGCAAAGTATGCATATTTGTACATGGCTTGGGTTTTCTCTCCCACTGGTGCTTGTTCTGCTACTTCAAGTAACGCTTTATGATGAATACCGGTGGGATCAATTTTTTCTAAATTTTGCAATGTAGTTGACCAACATGTATTATTATCGTGCTTTGCTTCTTCTTCCGGAGGCAAATCACCATACACCATTCCCATTTTATAATCATTTGCCAACGCCAAACCCTTACAACATTCAATGTGTAATTCAGTATCTTGACTATGGTCAATGTAATCATCCATACTAATTATGGGAGACCTAGATTTCCCTACACCCTTTGCCCCGTATTCTTTATACGAAAAGTGGGGATAATAAGTGTCACCTATGTATGAAATAATATGTGGCTGATCTTTCATATATCGTCTTCTTTACGATTCTCACTATAATGTGCATCAAACTTGCCACCGGGATAGCGGCTTTCTAGCTTACGTACATTTTCATTAATTACATCGTTTGGATCAAGATTTAATGCACGACATGCGTTAATCCAATACCACATAATATCCCCTAACTCACGTTTCATGTGAAATAGATTTTCATCAGTAAGTTGTTTACCTTGAAAGAAAATCTTTTTAGGGATTTCAATAAATTCACCTGACTCCGCCGCCAATCCCAAACATGCAGTAAGTAATAAAGGAACATTGATATCGGGACCATATGTAAATGTAGCCATGTCAGTGTTAGCATCAACTTCATCGCACCGATCTAGAAAAGTTGTTAAGTCGTTACTAGTTTTGCTAGTTACCGCCTCAACAAAATCTTTGTATTTGTTTAAATCAATAGTCATTGCATACCCCAAGCATCAAAAATTAGGACACTTCCTACAAAAAGTTGAATTGCACCATTAGCAGTATTTCCCATTGCCAATAGACTTAATCCACTTAGTACGTTTATTGTACCTACTGTATACCCGATTTTTTTACGGTTTTCAGATAACCAAAAAAGAACTTTATCTAACATATTAAAACGCCTTTAAAATAATCATGTTTTCATTAAAGCGACCATTAGGTGTAGTAGCGACTGCTTTAATGTCTTTAAAATACTTACGTGCCGCAGGCTTGCTACCCATAACTTCTTTAAGTTGCTCGCCGGGTTTACGTAATGTTTTAACCTCGCTTTGTGCAGTATCAAAACCAATCAATGTACTACCTTTAACAGTAAATGCTTTGCTATATTCATCTGCAACATAGTGATGTAGTTTACGTTTTGCAGTATCATAAACCCATGCTTCACTTGCACCGTGTAGTTTTGTAGAATGAATACTAATCAAATCAATTTTACTTGCAGTATCTTTAAATGTTTTAAGATACTTAAGTTTTGCTACAATCTTTTCAACTGGTACTGCTTTACGTGCTCTAGGGGCCTTTGCGGCTTTCTTAACACTAATATAACTGTTAAGATCATTGATTACCAATTCAATGAATTTAATTGTGTTTTTAATTTGAATCTTAGTCAAATGACTGTAACCTTGAACCAATTGACTATCTGTACCTTTAAGTACTTCTTCAAATTCATTTAATTTCTTTTTCCATACTTCACTCAACAAACTAATATGTTGAGGCATTACATTCTTTTTAGCAACCTCATCAAGGGGTCGTAATGAATGTTTAGTGGGTGATCCTGCATCAATAAATTCGTCAAACAGTCCTTCAAGTTCACCTGCGGCTTCACGTGCCTTATCACGCAAAATATCCTGAATATTTGGTCTTACTGCGTTATTAACAATAATCGGTGCACCAGTTGAAGTTGCTTCTTTAACTTCAGGCTTAAAAATTGTTTTCAACAATCTTTGAATTTCATTTTCCAAAGTTAATGATTCGTGTTCATTCAATTCAAGTCCACGTAAATTCATACGTGCCAACCAACATAATGTCAACAAGAATTCCTTGTCATCAACTTTACGCATTACCTTTGCATCTTGGGTACGCTTATGAAAATCTAGGTACTGTGACATTAGTTCTTTGGCATCTTTTTTTCCATAGAATCTATGGTACCAAGTAAAACTACGCATCATTGCAACTCGGCGCTGGTCTGAGTCGGGCTGAATAACAAACAAAGGTTCATCACCAAAGTATTTGGTATCAGCATCACGGGGATTTAGTGATTTTACCATTGAATAGTCTTCTGTATTTTTCTTGCGTGTCATTAATTTACTCCAAAATAACGATTGACAAGTGTTATTATAACACTAGTTGTATTATTTGTCAACCTTCACCATAAAATTCATGGGCATAGTTAATATATTGGGTATGCATTTTACGACAAACTTTCGGTAATTCAATACCCAGATGAGTTTTGACTGTTTCATCTATATAGTCATACCCATCCACAGTATAAAATATGTCAGTATCTAATGTAAAAATTTTATTTGGATCAATAATAGCCACTTCTGCAAATATTTCTTTAGAGTATAATGTTTTTACTTTATAAGTAAGATACATCTTATCATCTGTTTCAGCGTTATACCAACCTCCGTTATGCATTCTATCATTTACTAACTTGTTTGAACCGGTTGGATTACTAAAAAGACAGAACATTCTATCTGTTAACAGTTCAATTTCTTTTTCATTATTCCTAATAATATATTCTACTGCGTGTGAACAGAGAATATAGGGTTTTTTGCTATTAACTATTTTTGATTCGAACTTTATTAATTGTTTTAATTGTAAATTTTGCAAATCGCAAAAATGTGCAGTGCAATCTATGTCACTTTCTGGTCCTGATCCAAAGAATTTTTGGTACTTATACTCCATATTATTATAATATTGGTCATTGGTAAATCTGGGTTCAAATTCAGGGTGCATACTAAGCAAGTTAGCCAGATGATTACCCCCGCATCCAGGGGGAAATATAAGAAATAGGTTTTTAGACTGTTTGAAAATATCGGGTGTCATCGATATATTTAAGATAAATACTCAATAGAGTAAAAATAATATGCCTAAATTATCGCTGTGGCGCCCCAATAAAACGAACGATTACAACTTCTTTGATAGAACTATATCTGAGATGTTCACCGTCGGGGCAACTGATTTATATGTACACAAGTACTTAGGTCCAACAGACCAAGGTCCATCTATAGATGCTACTCAACCGCAATATGATGCACTAAATCCGCTTAATATTCAGGATTTATTGTTCTTAGAAAACAGAGATAGAACATACGATACCAGCGTATATCGGTTACGTGGACATTATAATGTACAGAACTTAGACTTTGACTTATCACAATTTGGTTTGTTTTTAAATAATGATATTATCTTTATCACTGTACATTACAACGACATGATTCAGTTGGTAGGTCGTAAACTAATGGTTGGCGATGTGATTGAATTACCACACTTATTAGATTACAACCCGTTGAATGAAACTATCCCTGTTGCATTAAAACGCTTCATGCAAGTTACAGATTCTAACTATGCCTCAGAGGGTTTTAGTCAAACATGGTTTCCGCACTTATGGCGTATCAAATGCGAACCTTTAGTTGATAGTGAAGAATTTAGTCAAATACTACAAGAGCCCATTAGTCAAGATAATTATCTTGGACTGTGGGATAAGGATAGGACATATCCACCGGGTTATGTTATCAGTTATGGTGATAAAAATTATATATCAAAGATTGAAGTACCAATTGGTATAGCACCACCTAATACTACGTATTGGGAATTAGACACAGCAAGCAATCTTAAAGATATTCTTGCCACATACAATAAAAACATTGCAATTAATAATGCGGCTCTCGTAGAAGCAGAACGTCTTGTACCTAAATCAGGTTACGATAGAAGTAAGTTGTACATTGTTCCTACATATGGTGAATTTGAAAGCAATACACAACTATCAGGTAAGTACAATCAGCCGGCTCCGCCTGTAAGTGTTGTAGCTGATAATGGCGGTGCACCGGGGTCAACTGTAACTCCTACAGTAGGGGTTGTTACATTTGTTAGCAGTCCGCAGTTTAGAAACTCTAGTCCTGTAATTAGAGTACCTAGAGCCGCAATACAAAGTATTTGGGATATGACGGCTGACATAGGTTATGAAAGACTAGATCCATTCAATACAATTAATATAGAAAGTATAACAGTAGCACCTACTAGAACTGATAGTAATTCAGGACCAGTTAGTGGTGAACGAATGCTATCAGTATATTCTATGGGTCAAATATTAGGACCATATGGTACTGCTGATAATACATATGCAACTGCTGACCAAAATCCTGAATTACCTGGCTTTACTGGAACAGAACCATACGGTCCAAATACTATGGACTATCGTGCTGACAGTGATCCTAGATTCCAATATATT